GGGGAATCGTCCCCCACTCGGTTTTCACGTGACTTTTTTTCTGCACTTCTGCACTTCAGCTTTTGACATTGGCCGGTTGGGGTGTCCGAACTCTTTCCCCTTCCCCACTCCGAACCCTCTCCCCTCTCCGCAGGAAAAGTTGCAACCGTCCAAACTGAGCGTTGGGCTTTGTGAAAACCTGCAGCGGGTCATTTACGGCATGGAGATCTCGCCAGCCTATTGCGCGGTCGTTCTCGATCGCATGCAGACCGCCTTTCCGGCGCTGGAAATTAAAAGAGCCGCATGAGTGAGGCCGATCCAAATGTGCAATCCGTGGCGGCGACGATCATTCGCCAGCGCCGCGCTGCGCAGTTGGATAAATACCGCAAAGGCACCGCCTCGCGGAATGACATCGCGGAGTTGTATGGGGACCCTGAGTTCTCGGCTTACATGCCGCCGCGTGATGGCGCGGAGGATCTGCCCACGGAGCCGCCACCGGAGCCTTTTGCTCTCGTCCCGCCGGCCGCTTCCGTGCCGCGCCGCCGGCCTGGTGACTATGCGCTGCCGCTGGTCGAGTATGCCGCGCTCTACAACAAAAGCGTGCGCACCATCAAGAGCTACAAGTCCACCGGCTACGCCGCCGTGCCACCGGACCCGCCTCCGCTCGATAATCCTGAATCCATGCCGGAATGGTGGGCACGGAATATGTCGCAAAAATGTCCCGATGAGCTGATCGAGGCCGCCCGTGTGGCGGTCGCAGCACGGCCGGCGGCGACTGCGGATCCAGTCGCTCCGCGCATGCCCGACATCCCGTTTGAGATTGGCGAGCTCACCACGCAAGACCAAAATCTGGAGCACCTCAAAGAACAGCTCCGTCGAGCGCGCAATGAATTGCTCAGCGCGCAAAACGAAGTCCCTGCCGATCCGCACAAGATCGATTCGAGGGAGCGAAAGTGGCGCGAGCTGCGAACCGAAGTCGAGGAAGCTGAAGCCGCTCTGTTCAAGCTCCGCAAATCACAGGGCGGCCTCGTCGATCGCGCGGCCGTCATAGCGGAGCTGCTCCCGCTGCTCGTCACCGTCTCGAATGCCGTGCGTTCCCTCCGCACGCGCATTCGTCCGCGCCTGGCTCTCGCAAAGGACGACACCGAAGCGGAGGCCATTTGGCAAGAGGGCATCGATTCCAGCTTCGCCGAACTCATCGCCGGCGGATTCGTCGCGCGCGAGGCGCTCATTCTAAATGCGGCATGAATGATCTGCGCAGCATGCTCGTCGCCGTGTTCACGCAGGCCTTCCGCCCGCGTCCGAAAGGCAACGTCAAAGACTGGGGCGTCGAAAACGTCCGCTTGTCATCGGAGGAAAGCAGCGGCGCTCCAGGTCCTTACAATCCCGAGCTCGAAGGCTGGACCACCATGCTGTTCGATTTCATTCAGGACCCGAACTACGACGAATGCGTCGTGCTCAAGCCCTCGCGCTGCGGTTACACGCTCGCCTGCTTCATCATCATCGCGTGGTGGTTCGTCCATCACTCCACCAACGCCATCTTTGCGATCGACAACGCCAAAGAGGTGAAAAAGATCTCGAAGAAGCGCATCATCCCGCTGTTCAAGTCCATCGTGCCGTTGCGGGATGTCATGCCCGCCAGCGAGCGGCAGCTCACTTTGGAGACCCTGTTTCTCAAAGGGCGCACCCTGTACATGGCCGGCTCGCAAAGCATCAGCCAAGTCACGAACAAATCCGCCTCGCTCGTCGTCACCGATGAGCTCGACCAGTTTCGCGAATTCGCATCCGGCGAGGCAAACGCGCTCGAGCATCTACGCGATCGCGTCATGGATATCCCCGGCACGAAATCCATCCACGGCGGCAAGCCAAAGAATGTGGACGACATCCTCTGGGGCGAGTTCCTCACGGGCACACGGCATCGGCTTTTTGTTCCCTGCCCGCACTGCCAGCACATGCAGACCTTGGATCTCAAAGGCCTGCGCTTCGATCACTGCCGGGACGACGACGGCGCCTTCGATCTGGAGCGTATCGCCACGGATACCTACTACCTCTGCGCGAATGTGGAATGCCGCCACGAGGCCCCGCACTTCGGCCGCATCGATGAGAAGCACAAAGGCTGGATGCTCTCCAGGCGCGAGGCACGCCGCACGAATTTCGGACAGGACGCCGACAAACCGGAGCCGCGCAAGATGTCCATCCACACCTCGCAGCTCTACTCGCTCCGCCCAAAGCTCACCTGGGCCGCCATCGCGCTGCATTTCGTCAAAGCGCAGAAAAAAGGCGGCCGCGCCCTCGCTCACTTCTTCCGCACCCGCCTCGGCGAGCCCTATCGCGAAAAGCAAACCGTTATCAAAGGCGAAATGGTGCGCGCCCTCGCCGCCGATTCCGGCTATCGCCACGGTCAGTGCCCCGTCGCGCCCGTGCTCGTCGTCATGGCGGTCGATGTTCAGTTCGAGGTCAAGAAGTGGGCCAAGCTCGCCTTCCTTTCCAGCGGCGAGTCCTTCATCGTGGACTATGGCGAGTGCCTCACCTTCGACGATCTTTACGACATCGCCGAAAACCGCGTCCAGGTCCTCGACTGGGGAGATACACCGGAAGACGAGCGCCGGAATCCCATGCCCGCCTTCATCTGGATCGATGAAGGCGACGGCGACAACTCCACCAAAGACGTGCGCGACTTCTGCGCACGTCCTCGCTCGCGCCAGCATCCCGACCACGGCGGCCACTGGATCTTCCCCTGCAAAGGCGCGGGCGGCCATCAGATCAAAGGCGCGGTCGATGAAAAGGACCGCGAGGTGGACGACTACAAGTTCAAAGGCTACCACGTCTCGCACAACGAGTTCGCCACCGAACTCTACCTGCAGCGCATCGCCAAGCATGACGAGATCTGCGCGGCCTTGGAAATCATGCGGAAGAATCCCGCTAAGCGCCTCCCGCTCCCCGCGCCCCGCCTGCACCTCATGCTCTCGCCCGATGACGAATTCGTGGACGAGCTCTGCCAAGAAAAGCGCCAGCTCAAAAAGGTGCGCGGCCGCCTCCGCTGGATCTGGGTGGATCCCACCGCCCCGAACGACTACGGCGACTGCGTTAAATACGGCCTCGCCATGTGGCACTTCGTTCGCGCCGACTACGGCTGGACACTCCCGCCGGCGGATCTCCCCGACGAAACCGAAACCGATCCCGACGGCGACCCCACTCCCGCCAAGCCCGCCCCACGCGGCCGGGACTACGTCCTGAATTGAATTTCGCACAATATGCGAAATCAGGACTTGCGCCGTTCGCATATTGTGCGAATATCAAAACATGAAAGCAGCCTGCAAACTCCTCACATCCAAGCCCCGCACCCTCACCGCCGCCCGCGCCTTCCGCGACACGCTTCTCAGCGTTCAAGCCCCCCGCGTCCCCCTCCGCTTCTGGCCCGTAGTGATCGACGCCGAAGCCGGCGGCTACCACGTCTGCGAGCTCGGCTTCGCCACCGCCAATGAATTCCCAGTAGTCCGCTACGCCATGTTTTACCGCAACCGAGCACCTGAGCCATGACCTTCCCTGAGCAACTCAAAGCATGGCGAGAGCAGCACGGCCAGACGCAGGCGCAGCTTGCCGCTTTACTGGGCGTTTCCGCCCGCGCCATCTGGCAGTGGGAAAAAGGCACGCTCCCCCACCTGCTCACACAGGAAGGCGTTCTGGCTCGACTCAAGGCCCGCCCGCCGCCGTGACCTCATAGCCGCATCAATGGAGGCCCTGAATTGACACCGCCTCCACCGCGATGCCTGACGACGTTGACCCCTCCATCATTACCGACGCCCTGCTCATGCATGTCGCCGACATCGGCAGCGAGCGCGGAGCGGACTGGTTGCGCGCGGAGTTTGATCGCGTGCTCGCCGCCGTCATGGCCGGCGATCGCTTCACTTCGGCCACCGCCTTCAAAGGCCAAAGCGCCTCCGCAGAGCGCTCCGTCAATGCCAAGCAGCTCCTCGCCGTCCTCACGCAGGCTCGCGAGCGCCTGGCTGCTCAGTCGTCCGGCGGCAGCAACTCCGCCCCCTGCATGCTCATCCCCCGCTTCACGGACTTCTCTCTTTCGACATGAGCCGCAAAAAATCCCGATCCTCACCTCAAGCCGCCGCCGCGCCGCAGATCACCGCCGCCGCGCTACCTTCCGCCACGTCGGCGGTCAATGCCGGCGGCGGCATCCGCTCCGCGCCCACGCAAAACATGTGGCGGAACTGGCGCGCAGAAACGGCCATGGTTCGCCAGCAGCGCGTTCAGAAAAGTCGCTTCCTCCAGGAAGCCCTGCCCTTCATCGGCTACTGCGTCTCACAGCCTGTCGAGGAGGCCATCGGCAACGGCCTCGTGCCCACCAGCGAAAGCAAAACCGCCACCTTCAAAAAAGAGGCCACCGCCTACTTCGATCAATGGGCCTCATCCAAGGCCATCGACATCCGCCGCCGCTTCAATTTTTACAGCTCGCAGACCATGCTCGGCACCGCCGTCGTCGGCGATGGCGAAGTCATGGCGCTCAAGATCGCCGACAACCGTCCGGAGGCCATCGCTCGCCCGCTCACGGACACCAGCTTCCGCCGCCTGCAGCTCCAGTTCCTCACCACCGACCAAATCGGCAACGGGGCCGGCGGCAGCCGCGAGTTTCTCGCGAACGGCTCCGATCTCACCTGGGACGGCGGCATTCAGTTTGACGGCCTCGACATCGCCCGCGCCTTCCGCGTTCTCAAACAAAAGCCCAGCACGCTCTCCGCCGCCGCGTATGATCAGCGCCCCGCCGCGCAGATGCTTCATATTTTCGACGATCGCACGCTCAATCAGCGCCACGGCACGCCCTGGCTGTTTAATAGCGAGCGCTCCCTCTTCGACTCCATCGATCTCGCCGCCGCCGAGCGCTTCGGCACGAAGCTCCGCGCCTACTTCGTCGGCGCGGTCACCACGCCCACCGGCGATGTCGCGCAAGGCATGCGCACCTCCGTCAAAAAAGGTGAAACGACCGAAAACGGCGTCACGAGCGACAACGGCCTCCGCTACATCGAGCTCGCCGGCGGCATCTCCATTCCCGTGTTCAAAACCGGCGAGGCGCTCTCCTTTTTTCAGGGCCAGCCGCTCAGCATGGCGGAGATCATCACCCGCTGTTGGAATGAGGCCGTCTATTCCATGAAGCTCCCGCCGGAATACATGATCGGCCTCGACAAACTCGGCAGCGGAGCCGTCCGCATGGTCCTGCGAAAGGTCCAGAAAACCTTCGATCGCATCCGCCGCGTTTTGCGGGAAAACTACTGCCAAGCCGTCTGGGAATGGATCATCGGGGATGCCATTGAGCAGGGCCTACCCTGGACCAAAGACGCCGACGGCCGCGTCGTCGCCGACTGGCGGGAGGTGAACTGGAAAGGCGGCATCGATCCCAGTATCGACGCCGGACGCGACGAACGCGCCGAACAGGAAAAGCTCCGCAGCTTCACTGGCACCATCGAAATGTATTGCGACAAGTTCGGTCTCGACGGCACCGCCGTCCGGCACGGCCGCCTCATGGAGATCGCCGACAACATCCGCCACGGCGCCAGCATCGGCCTGCCCTGGTTCATGTGCATCGATCCGCAGACCGTCCAGTCCATGACCGCCCTCGCCCAAGTCCAAGGAATCGATGTCACCGAACTCATCCAACAAATCAAAGTCCTCGAGGAATAACCGTGCATTTCAACGTCTGGATGTCCAGACGTTGAACGCGCCGGCTACCGCACGTGTCCTTAGGCTCACGCTCAAAAAACGCTGGTTCAACATGATCGCCAGCGGAGTGAAGAAGGAGGAATACCGGGAGATCAAAGACTGGATCATCTCGCGCCTGCATGGCAAAACCTACGACGCCGTAGAGTTCTCGAATGGCTACGGCGCACACGTCCCCAAGATCACGGTCGAATATCTAGGCTGGGGAAATGGTATCGGACGCACCGAATGGGGAGCAACGCCGATGAAGCCCACAATCATCATTCGGCTGGGGCGCGTCCTCACCGCGCTTTGACAAAGCCCCGGTGGGCATGCTCTCCCTTTCAGCCTTTCAGCCCGTCAGCCCTTCAGCGTTCCAGCCTCGCGTCACCGCGCTCACCTCGGGGCCCGTAAAAAGCTCCCGATGGTTTGAAATCAAAGCGCTCGCAGAAAGCGCGGAGCTCCGCCTGCGCGGCTACGTCGGCGAGGCCTCCAGCTACACCGACTACTACGGCGAGGAGCACGACAGCGGCGGCATGGGCACGCTGAAGGAATTCGAGGAGGAACTCACCGCGCTCGGCGCCGTGCCGCTCATCACCGTCTATCTCACCAGCCAAGGCGGCGACTTCCCCACCGCGCTCGCCATCCATTCCATCCTCACCCGTCACGCCGCGCGCATCGTCTGCGTGATCGACGGCTACGCCTACTCCGCCGCCCCCATCATCGCAGCCGCTGCCGATGAAGTGCGCGCCGCGCGCAATGCGCTCATCATGATCCACGACACCGAAATTTGGTGCGCCGGCTCCGATGTCGCCTCCCTCCAGGAGTCCATCAAGACGCTCCAGGCCTGCAACGACGCCATGGCCGCCAGCCTGGTCGCCAAGGCCGGCGGAACCGCCGCTGAATGGATGGCACGCATGGAGGCGACCACCTGGTTGACGGGCGAGCAAGCCCACGAACTCGGCCTCGTCGATACGTTGCTCGATCCCGTCGCACTCTCCGCCTTCCAGCCACTTCGGAAGGTCACCGCCAAATACTCACCGCCGCCAGAAATCCTCGCGCTCATTGACACCGCGCCTGTCACGCCACCCGCCTCCATCTCCATGAAGCCCACCCCCGAACTCATCCTCGCCGCTGCCGCTTTCGGCATCACCCTCACCGCCGCCTCCACGGAAGCGGACTGCGCCACCGCGCTCACCAAGATCACCGCCGCCGCCAAACCCACCGTCACGCCGCCCGCGCCTGAGATCCCCACCGCCGTCGTCGTCGAAACCGTCACCGCCGCCGACATGAACACCGCCATCGCCGCCGCCATCAAGCCGATCGCTGAAAAACTCACCGCCGCTGAAAAGGAAGTGGTGAACCTCAAGAGTCAGCGCGAGCACGGCCTGGGTGGCACAGCTCCAGGATCGCCGACGGCCGCCGCGCCCGCGCCGATCCCCGGCGCAAAGAAAGAAGGCGACGACGATGCCGCTGCCACGCCGCGCCAAAAGGCGGTCACCGCCCTGAACAAGCTCCCCATTTTCGCCAAGTAATCAGACTCTTCACCGCCTCGCCTCAATCCATCAATCCACGCATCCACGCATCAATCCCATGAATAAACCAGTCCTCTTCCTCGGCCTCCTTTGCGCGTTCGTTCTCGCCTCCGCCGGCCATATCCACGCCGCCGTCCTCACGGCGCTCATCTCGCCCGCCGCTGCCACACCGCTGAGTTGCTACAACGGCGGCCTGTTCGCCCTCAACGGCATGATCACCTCGCTCGAGCTCGCCCGCCTCAATTGCGGCGAGGCCGTGCGTGGATTCGTCGAAGAATCCGCCGGTGAAATCCCCGAGTTCAATCTCTTCCCCGCCGAGCAGCTCGGCGCGGGTGAGCTCAAATACGAGACGCTCGTCCGCACCGGCTATCCATCGGCCGGCTTTCATGACATGGGCGGTGGTCACACCGTCACGAAGTCGAGCTGGAAGAATGAAATCTTCGAATGCTTCCCCTTTGGCGGCATGATCCAGGCCGCCAAGCATGTCGCGGACAACAACAAGCGCGGCGGGGCCGCTGGCCTGTTCGCCGCTGAAGCCGCCGGCATGACGAAAAGCTCCATGTTCGCCATCGCCCAGCAGATCTACGGCGGCCGCGTTGTCGGTGCCAAAGGCTTCCCCGGCCTGAAAAATTTCACCGCGTTCGGCACCACCTTCACCGATCCCCTCACGGGCAAGGTTTACAGCCTCTGCATCAACGGATCCACGGGGGCCACTGCTGGCACAGGCTCGTCCATTTACATGATCAAATTCAACCGCGCCGGCGAAGGCCAGCTTCCGGACGGCGTCACGCTCACCTACGGCACCGGCTCCGTTTTCATGATGGAAGACCCGACGGTTGAAACCATCGAAGATCCAAACGACAGCACCAAAAAACTGCGCGTTTACACGTCGGATCTCCAAGGATTCGCCGGATTGATCATCCCGAACCAGCACAGTGTTCGCCGCATCACGAACCTCTCCAGCGACAGCGGCAAGGGCCTTACAGACGCCCTGCTCGGCACCGCCTGGGAATCCTGGCCGCAAGGCATCAAGCCGGACGTGATCCTCATGTCCGCTCGCTCCCGTCGTCAGCTCCAGGTCGCACGCACCGTCGTGCTGAACGGCAGTGGCACCACCCGCCCGAATCAGCCCGCCGAAGCCCCGGTCCCCACCGACTACAACGGCTGCCCCATCGTCGCCACGGATGCCATCCCAGACACGGATGCCATCGAAGTCGCCGCCGCTTCCGAAGAGTAATCCACCCGCGTCTGAACCTCACACCCTCTCCATAAACTCATGAGTGCCGCCCTTGCCAATACCATCCGCCGCCTGGCGGATGCCTCCAACACGAAAGTTAAAGCCCTCCCGGCCGCCGCCGCTGCCAATTACAGCACCAGCATCGATCTCGGCTCCACCGTCCTCGGACCCATCGCTGACGAGATCGAAGTTCTCGTCGAGATCGAGGCCACGCCAAGTCTGGTCGATGACAAGACGATCACGTTGACGCTCAAAGACAGCGCCGACGACTCGACCTTCACCGCCATCGCCTCGCTCGCCACCCTCGTCCAAACGGGTGCCGCCAGCGCCGGCGCGGCCGCCGCCAGCCGCCGCTACAAGCTGCCGCCTGGCACCCGCCGCTACCTGCGACTCGACGCCGCAGTTCTCACGGCCGGCGGCGACAACACCGCGAAGAACTACACGCTCAAGGTCCTCGCCAACGCATAACCTTATGACCGCGCTCGCAAGAGCGCGGTCCTTCCTTTTCCATCTCGCTCATGAAAGCCACCTACCATCAATCCGCCGGCGTCGCCGTCGTGCTCGACGTGCTCGTATCCACGGGTCACGCCGCCGATCTCGGCCGCGCACAAGAGGTCCTCGTCGCCGCCGTGCCGATCGCGCTCACTGGCGAGCCTGGCACCTGCACACTGATCGGCGACTCCGAAGCCGCGAAAGCCGGTCAATCCGGCCCGCACGGCGTCATCCTTCCCGAACGCACCGAAGCACTCCGCCTCGCCGCGCTCGCCATCGACGCCCGCAAACTCGCCGACG